TAAAAAGTTTAAAAAATTTAAAATGGATACACCGTTTTCTGCATTAGTTAAAGCAGTTAATATTATAGAAAAATATAATTGTGTTAGTCTTGAAGTAAATTCAATAATTTATATTAGACATGATAAATATTATAATATATTTAATTTAACTAATGGATTAGTATCAGATAAAAATGAATTAGTATTTAATAAAGATGAACTTCTGGTATATTTATTAAATTTTAATATACAAACAATATTTACTTATTTATATTCTTATAAAAGAACATTTTATTATTATAAAGGTATTGATATTATTCAAAGGATGTATAGAAAATACAAACTTCGAACTGCCAAAATCAGAAATGAGTTAGTACTTAGTGGACTTGCGGCACGATGGTATCATCCATCAAGACTTAGTTTTGAATGTTAAAAAAATCCTTTGGGGTCCCTGAAATGGGTTAAAACAAAAATGTTAAGTCCTTTTAGTGCTCTGAATAAAGCACTTAATGTAAAAAATGAATTAAGCGTAATTGTTCAAATATGTAATTTAAAATTTACTATTAGATACGATTCTTATTATAATTTATATGCTATGCATTACAATAGTAGTAAAAATTTATTAAATAAAAATGAATTAATGCTGGTTTTATTAACTCTAAATATAATGTGCATATATGTTGGTAAGAAATTAATTTATTTTAAATGTATTGATGTTATTTTAAGATCCTACAGAAAATACAAACTTCGAACAGCAAGAATACGTAATGACCTCGTAATCCGTGGACTTACTGAACTATGGTATCATCCATCAAGATTTACTTTTGAAATTTAAAAAAAATAAAAAAAGCTTCGGCTTACCCTTCGGGGTTAAAACAAAACAATGGAAGAATTATTGAAACAGAAGTTTAATGGATGGATTGATGGTTGGGTAGATGCTACAGGTGAATATTTTACTACTATGTGCACTAATCAAAAATCAAAACGAAAATTAATAGAATACTTAAACTGTGGTATATCTGATAATTATGAAATAAGAGAAAAAATATTTAATGGTTTTTTTGAAGTATACGGATTTATACTTCAAGATGACGACATTATAAAAAAATAAAGATTTTTTTTACAAAACAAAAAACACTTAGGTGTCCCCTTCGGGGTTTAAAATAAATTTAATGACTCTCATAAATTGTTTGAATAAAGTACTTGGTTATATAACAATAAATCGGTTCTCAAATGTTTTAGAAATAACTACAGATAAAAATGTTTTTATTATAAAATATGACAGGTGTTATCTATTAATTTATAAAGGTGTAAAATTATATACCAAACAGGAATTAATAAAACATTTATTTAAAGATATCATTTATAAAATAAAAATTTATAAAAATTCTAGTGTTTTAATTTGTTATTGTTATGAAAAAAGATGTGCTCACATTATTCAAAGGGAGTACCGAAAGTATCGGATAAGAACGGCAAGAATACGTAATGACCTCGTAATCCGTGGTCTTACTGAATACTTTTTTCATCCATCAAGACTTACTTTTAAAATTTAAAAAAAATAAAAGCGCAAGCGTTACTTTAAAATGGACCTAGGTCCGTCCCGAAAGGGTTAAAAAGTGCTAACGCTTAATGACTCTTTATAAATGTTTAAGTGATAGTATTGATTTTATAACAAATAATCTAGGACCACATTTTTTAGGTATTTTAAATACTAAAGATTTTTATCATATTTTTTGTATAGATAATAATTATTATAAAATAAAATGGTATGATAATTTTATTTATTTTAATAATAAAAATGATTTAATGCGTTATGTGTTAAGTATAACAAATATTATTACAATTGTTAAATTTAATTATGATAAAAAGCATATAATATATTATGACCGTAGTAAAATTATTTTAAGATGCTACAGAAAATACAAACTTCGAACAGCAAGAATTAAGAATGATCTCGTAATCCGTGGACTTACTGAATACTTTTTCCATCCATCTAAACTTTCTTTTGAAATTTAATTTTACAAAACAAAAAACCTTAGGGTTTCCCCATGAGGTTTAAACAAAGAGCATTTTAAAATGTTTTATCCAAATCTTACAGATGCAGAAATAACAAAAATACGTGAAGAAAATCACAAAAGAATGTCAGAAGCAGAAAAAATAAGAAAAGCATCTGGAAAAATTCTTGTGCTTTCGAGTTTTAAATAAAGGAACGAAGTGAACTTCTTTTAAACAAAAAAAACACTTAGGTGTTCCCTTAGGGGTTTAAATAAAGTTCACTTCATTTCTTTATTTAAAGATGACATCGACAATTGAGTTTTTTGTTAAAATGAATGGTGGTTACAATAAGTGTATTATTTATAAAAATGGTCCAAAAAATACTTTTATGAAAGGTTGTTGTGGAATGGAAATGATAATAACTATGTCTAATGGTTGGAAAATTGCAACAAATGACCTTTGGTATGATAAATTTTATACTGAACTTGACCCTAATGTTTTAATTGGGACAGTTAGTTTAAATTACAATAAAGAAATTTCCGATGAAAGTTTTATTTATCCATAAAAAGTTTTAAATTAAAAAATACTTCGGTATTCCCCAAGTGGGTTAAAAATGTTAAGGTGTCAAGAAATCTGTTTAAATGGTAAACGATGTCGCAATAAAAGTATTAATGCTATTTGTTGGTCTCATACCCCTCGTCCATGTATTATTTGTGAAAATAAAAGTAATTGTATTATGTCTACATGTGGTTGTAAATTTTGTAAAAAATGTTTATGTGCTAATATTGTGGGTGATCAATGGCATAATTCTTTTAGCACGGAAGATATACTTTATTGCCCCCAGTGTAAAATCAAACTCAATGATTATGATTGGTCTGCTTGTATGGAATATTGTGTTGACTTACATTTATTTTCAAGAAAAAAAGTTTTTTGTAAATTAATAGAACCAAAAGATATTCATAAATTAAACATTGATGATATTAATAAAATAATTAAAAATTCACAAGTAGCTAATCGTATACTTATACATCTTAAATATCCTTGGTGGTATGACACAGATGTTGAAAAAGTGTATTTTACAAAAACACATTTATTTAATCACGAATATGTATTTAGAATTGATTACGATCACATTAAAGAAAATATAGAACCTCTTAAAGAAGATTTAATGAAATATCTTTATCATCCATCCAGAATTTCATTTAATGAAATAGATTAAATTAATTAAATTAAAAAATACTTTGGTATTCCCCAAAAGGGTTAATTTAAGTTAGTTTATTTAAAGTATTAAAAGTTAATTAAATAAAAATGTATCGCGGTATTCAAATAACGCAAGAAATGTTAGCAGATTTTTGTGATAATACTAATAAAGATTTAACTAAACTTAATGAAGACTTAAAATTAAAAAATGCAATGGTAATTAAAATTGGAGAACAGCTAACAGCGCTTGATTTAAAAATTGAAACAAATAGAATACTTTTAAGTGAAAAAAATGATAATATGATTTACCGTTTGAGTGTTATAAATGATAAAATGATTGCTGTTGAACAAAAAACAAATGAACTCAATAAAATTATGATGAAACATTTTGCTTACAAAGAAATCAAAGATAAAAAAATTACACAAGTTCCATCTTTTGGAAATTTCCCAGTTCAACCTTTGGTTCAATTACCAACTTTACCAGTTCAACCACCGGTTCAATTTAAATTTTCTTAAAAAACTCCTTGGAGTTTTTCAAATGGGTTAAAAGTTAAAACGTTATGGAAAATACACAAATTTTACTGCCTTTAAATAAAATACTTAGTGTTAAATCTGCTGCTATATTGCGCACAGTTTCTAAAATATGTAAAAATTATATAAAAGTGAAAAATTATTCCTTTTATAAAATTTTTAAACAACTTGATTTATCAATTGATTCAGTTATAAAAATGGTATTTGAAGCGGACCAAGATTTTATAACTGAGGATGAATGTGAAGATTATTTTTTATCTATTAAAAATCATAAATTTGGTGATAAATTAAAAGAACTTGTTTTAAATAGTAAATATTATTGGTGTCTTCAAGAATTTGCTGATTTTTTAATTGATTATGGAGAAAATCTTGGTGGAACAGTAGAACAATATGCTTGTGAACACTGTCTACTTTATACAAATTATAAACCACTTCAAGGACTTCTTATTGAATTATGTATTAAAAAAGAATAATTTAAATTTAAAGAACGATAAAATCGTTCCATTAAAAAAAAACTCCTTGGAGTTTCCCGCTGGGTTTAAAATAAAAGCAACGAAGATAAAGTCATGTCGGCATTTAATAAATGGAAACCTGGTATAACTTATACTGAAATGATATTTTTAATTGACAAACATAATAAAATGGAATTAGAATTAATGCAAGAAAATATTGATAAATCACAGATTCAAATTATTGATGGTAATATTATTTGTTACAAAAGAAAAAGAACAAAAATAATTCAATAAAACATTAAAAAAAACTTTTAGGAAAAAAATTAAAAATGATACCTTGGTATCATTTTTAATGACGTAAAGAGAATCAAAATAAAATTTTGATTAGTTAAAGTTTTTTACTTTTTCCCCTTGGGGTTAAAATAAAGTATTGAATGGAAAAAAAACGTCGTAAAATAACTTTAAGTATACGTAATGAACTTTTAAACCGAATGGTTTGTGCAAATCACCCACAATTTTCAGCACCAGGTTGTAAAGATTATATATGCCCTTTATGGAAATGTAATGGTGGTTTATTTGACGAGTCTGGTAAAGAAATTGACCATATCATAGAAGTTACTCAAAATGGAACAAATGAGCTTAGTAATTTGCAAGTTCTTTGTCCTTGTTGCCATTCAGTTAAAACTAAAAGATGTGCCAAACAAAAATGGGATTTTAATAGTATAGAAATTGATAGTGGTGCTAGTCATATGGATACTGATAAAAGAAAAAAATAATTTTTTTTACAAAAATAAAAAACTTAAAAAATAAAATTAAATAACTTATAACGATGGACGACCTTATAAATCTTTTAAAAAACTGTGTTGTTGATTCCAAAAAATTTGATGAAGGATTAGATGAGTTAATTTCAAATTTAAAAATTAAAGAAGATGACCCAAATAAAGAATGGGAAACAATTTCTGAAAATTATTCTAAATTAAAACATCTTCATCGTCTTATTAATTTTTATAAAATTACAGTTTTACCTGAAAAATTTAAAGAATGTTTAACTTTATTTTTTATTGATATTGATAAAACTAATCAATATTATTTAAGAACACTTGATTGGGAAAGTGAACCATTTTTTTTAGATAAAATAAAAATAATTAAAAATTTATTGGAAGAATCATTAAATATCAATGATCCATATGAAAAATTAGAATTTATAATTAAAGCTTATTTTATGTTTTTACCAATTATTGAATATTTTCGTAAAGATAAATTTGTTGAAAATATAACTGATATTCAATTTTTAAAAGATTTTAAAAAAAGAAAATTTGAAAATTAAAAAAATTTTTTACAAAACTAAAAATCTTCAAATCATTCAATTTAAACGTTTTATAAGCACAAAAATGTATCAACGGTTTTTTTTTAATCTATGGAGAATACATACAGACCAGCTTAAACTTTTTCGTGAATATGATGAATGGTGTAAAATTCACGATTCATTAATTTTAGATGAATTAACTCAAAAAAACTAAAACTTTTTTTTTACAAAAATAAAAAACTTTAAAATTTCCTTCGGGAAAAATTAAAGTGAATAAAAACCTTCAAAACCTTCAAAACTTTCAAACAATTTTAATGGCTTCCAGCATTGAAACCCGCATTGATTCTTTCATCACCGAGCACGAGCTTGATCCTGAAATGAAAGAAGAAATTCAGGACCTTATCATTGGGTGCATTGAAACGATGTTCAAGCATCTTTTCAACGTTCCTCTGTCTGCCGAAGATACTACCAAGGCAAAAAAAGTTCTCAAGGCTGACAAACTCGAAGACCCTGCTACTGCAGAAACTATCGAGGATCTTCGCAACTGCACCACTGGGATTCTGAATCAGTATTGTCGCGACCACAAGCTCAAGATTGGTGGCACCAAGAAGGAGATAATGGACCGTGTCTGGCGCCATATTCAGGGCGAGGGTTCTGATGAGGACAAGGGTCGTGGTGGCAAGGTAAAAAAGGAGAAGAAAGTTGCTGATAAGCACATTTGCTCTGGGTTCAAGACAGACGGCAGTCCTTGCCAGTTGTCTGGGACCGAGGACAAAGGCGATTGCTGGTTCTGCTACAAGCACATCACCGACGCGGACAAGTTTCTTGAGGCAATCAAGAAGAAAAGTCAGCCTGAAGGTTCCAGTTCTACCAAGAAAAAATCCAAGAAACCTGAACCTGAATCTGAAGATGAAGATGTTCCTACACCTGCACCAGTTGTTCGCAAGAGCAAGGGCAAGAAAGTAGTTGCTCCGGTCGAAGAAGTCGAGGAACTTGAGAGCGAGGAAGAATAAAATAAAACAAAAAAACAAAAAAAAAACAAAAACCTTCGGGTTCCCTTCGGGGTTATAAAAAGCAAAGCGGTAAAGAGATATGAATACTGATTTAACCAGGTTTCAAAATCCAGTAACTTATTTTTTCAATAAATCCAATGATGAAGTTCTTGAAAATATAATTTCTATTTTTATTTTTTTAAAAAACATTAGTTTTTTTGTTGATATTTGTTTAAATGAAAATTTTATGAGAGATATTTATCAAAAAAATTGGCATAATATATATAATTCTATATTTTATTTAAGATTTTCTAAAAATAAAAATATATATAATTCATTTCAACAAGCAATAGAAACAAATGGAATAAAATTTCTTAAACTTAATGAAATGTGTGAATATCTTGTTGAAAATATATACGATTAAATTAAATTTTAACTTTAACTTTAACTTAAAATTGCTTCGGCAATTATAAGTTAAAATAACTTTTTTTAAGCGCAAATTTACATTATGGACCGAATGGAAGAACTGATTGAAAAATTTAATACCCAAATGACTCAAATCCAAATTGATCTTAAAAGCTGTAATGAAAAAGCAGAACTTATTTTAAAAGAACTCGCCTTCAGAAAAAAAGATACTGAATGGTCTGTTGAAAATTATTGTAATAATTGTATTTTAATAAAATTTACTTTTAATGAACGATTTAAATCTTTTATAAAAGATCTTGGTGGTAAATGGATAGCAACTAGAAAAGGTTGGATGTTTTCAGTAAATCAAAAAAAAAGTATTTGTGAAACATTAACTGAAAATTTTAGTGATTGGAAATTTACAGAAATAACTGATTAAAGCGCAAGCGATTTAAAAACACTTTTATACTTCGGTGTTCCCTAAAAGGGTTAAAAGGAACAAAGTGACGCTTGTGCTTTTTTTATGTCGGCCCAATGTTTGTTTTTATAAAACAAACTTTTAAAGAATTTTATTTAAAGAAAAAATAATATATAGTTTAAATGAATAAAGAATTTTTAACTTTTGAAAAATGGAAAGAAGCTGTTGCAATTATTGTTTATGCAAAATTTAGATGTAACCTTGATGATTTACCTAATGAAAATTACTCTATTAATTATAATAATAATATGACATCAGTTATTATGGCTAATATAGTTATTGAAAATAATTTAAATACATTTTTTAAATAAAAAATTTAAATACATTTTTTAAATAAAAGAATAAAGAATGGATAAATTTAATTTATTTTTTGATGGTTGTAGTAAAGGTAATCCAGGTGATGCAGGTGCTGGAGCAGTAATATATCAAGGTAATTTAGAATTATATTCAAGAACTTTATTTGTTGGTAAAAATATAACAAATAATGTTTCAGAATATACCGGATTAATTATTGGACTTGAATTAGCATTAGAAAATGGTATCAAAGAATTAGCAGTAAACGGAGATAGTTTATTGGTAATAAAACAAATGAATGGTAAATATAAAGTAAAAGCACCAGCATTAAAAATATTACATTTAAAAGCAAAAGAATTATCAGCACAATTTGACAATATTACTTTTACACATGTTTATCGTGAAAATAATCAACGTGCCGATGAATTATCTAACATTGCTCTAAACAATTAATTTTATTTCGATAAAAATTAAAATGATTAATTTAAGATTTTAATGGAAAATCAACGAGATAAAATTTTTCTTTTAAATGAAAATACTGACCTCAAAATCAAAATAATATTTATGACAAATCAAATATCTAGTCTTAAAAAAAAAATAAAAATTTTATCAAATCCGTATAAAATTTAAAATTTAAATTTTATTTTAAAAAACTCTTAGGAGTTCCCCACGGGGTTAAACGAAGTTTCTTTAAAAAGAATGAAATTAAGTTTAGTTTATTTTATGATATTTATTTTAGGTTATTTAGCAGTAACAATGATGATATATGAATGGATTAATTCTTTTTTATATCACAGAAAAAATAAAATGAATACACTTAATGATATCTATTATACAATCAAATTTTATCCACGAGCAGTATTAAGAATGTAAATTAAGTTAAAAATTCTTCGGAATTCCCTGATGGGTTTAAAGTTTTTAAATGGATTTTTTACCTTATAATAATATAAGTATTTCAAAACCATCTTTTATTGAAAAAGATTATTTTACAATACTTTCAGAATTTAAAAAAGTTGTAAATGACATTATCAATGGAAGTTGTATGGCAATGGCAATTGGTGAGGAAATATTATGGAATGAATACGACAATTTTTTAAGTTATAGTGAAAAAATACATCAAGATATAATACGTCAACATATAGCTTCCAATTTATCATTTTTATTTTCAGAAATTTATAATAAAAATGAAAATACACAGCTTTATTTTTATTTATATGAAGAAAATCCATTACTGATAATTGCTTTTTTTGATGCAAATGAATGTTCATTTACATTAAAATTTTTTAAATAAACGATTTAAATATTTTTACAAAATAAAAATACTTAAAATATTAAAAATTAATAAATTAAATCTTCTTTGGAAGTTATTTTAAGGAATTAAAAGCGAAAGCGATAATGGATGCTTCTTTTCAGGTTGTTGATAACACAGACTTTTCTTCTATCAGTATAGAATTAATTGATATTAATGTTAAACTGAGGGCAATTGATGATATTAAACGTAGAATCAATAATTTAGAAAATGACCTCAAAATGAATTCTTTTATAAAATTTAAAAAAGATTTTTATAATACTACTACTAAAATTACAAAAATGCAAAAAAGTCTAGAAAATAAAATAAAAAATGTTGATAATTTACGCGATGAATTTTTAGATTTAAGTAATAAATTATATAAATCGGAAACTAGAAATAATGAATATACAAAAAATTGTATATTTTTGTGTTTTATTACTTTTTTTGTAGTTGAACGATTATGCAATTTATTTAAATTTTAAATAAATTTTAAATAAATTAAAAATTAAAAATCCTTTGGGGTTCCTGAAAAGGTTTAAAAGAAACAATGAAACTTATAAGATTAACA